GTAGTAGTAGTAGTCATCTTGATGTATACCTCTTAGTATGTATTAGTAGTTTAAGTTAGTAGTAGTGTTGCTTCTGTTTTGCATAGTACGCGGATCATCGTTGTTGTACTTGCGCTTGTTACTGCTGCCCTTGTTGTACCCTTTGCGCTTACTAGTTCTAGTAGACTTGCTTGCTCTGCCTTCGTAGTGGTCTGCATGTTTACTTGGCTTAGTAGCTTTAATGCGCTGTACCTTAGTACTACTTTGCATGGTATGCCCTCTTAGTAGTTAGTTAGTAATAAGTTGTTGCTCTAGCCTCGATTGTACCACACTTCATAGAATATGTCAAGCACTCATTTAGTACTGGTTGGGGTCGCACTCTTGAGATAGTGGCACTATTAAATAGTATTGTAGCGCAACTAAGATAATCTAGTAGCACTGGGGACTTCCTACTCCTAAGCTTGTGAAGAAGGGTACTACTAGAGTGGTATATGAGTGCAGTAGGTAGCAGTATAAGAGGGAGAAGAGGAATAAGAAGAGGGGTAGTAGTAAGGGAGAATCATAGACGCTTCGCAGGTAGTACGGAAATACGCACCCCAAAGCGCATAGGATACCTAGAATCACTAGAATCACTAGAATCCATGAAAACAGGGGAGGGGTATAGGGTAGGTTTTGAGGTGTGCTTTTCTGTGAGGTAGTAACTCGTCTATATTTGCGGTGGTTAGCGTAGGGGTTAGGGGGGTTATATCAAATTTAAAATTAAAAATATATACAATAACTACCTTCCTACTACATACCAGCCAGCACCCACCACACAGACACACACGCCAGCTAGTAGGTATAAGGGAATAGTAGGTACAAGGGGTTATATGTGAGCTAGTAACAAGGTACATAAAAGAGGGCATAATATAGGGGGGTTGGGGGGGGGGTGTTCTTATGGATTCTATGGATTCTTATGATTCTATGGATTCTGGGCTTTCTGGGGTTCACTTTTGAACAGTACCTACTAGACTCCCATACATTCCACTAGGCAATAAAAAACCCCATAACTATCACTAGCTACAGGGTTTATATAGTCTACTTAGAGCAGCTTAGAAGATATCAATACTAATTTCTTCTTGTTTAGGGTTAAGCTTAGCTTCAATGTTAGTAGTCCATAAGCTTACAACAGGGTAGAAGACTTGTGCTTCTGCATCACCAATAGAATCAAACCAGCCATTAATAAGAGATTGTACATGCTCAATCAGTGGTGTTTCGATGGTGTTCAATGCGCTAATACTGAACTTCTTAGTACATAGGCTTGCTGTTAAGTCTAAACCACCTTGTTTAATACCTTCGGCAGTAAGATAAGCGATAAGCGCTTCAGTACAAGCTTTGATCATTTCAACAGTTACCTTAACTGAGTTAGGACGCTTGTTGTAAGGTTGGCTCAGTACAGTTTCCCAGCTTGGCAAGTCAGCATCAGTCACAGGTGTTGTACGTTCTGTATCACTAACTAGTGCTTGTACATCTTTCTTAATAGCTGCATTAACTAACTCTTGTAAGTGTTCAGCTTGTACAGGTGTTAAGCCTTTATCAGCCACTAGTGCTGGAATATCTAAAGTGCTTACTGAAAAGTTTAATGAGTTACGTTTGAACTGGATAACCCCTTCATCATTAGTAGACTTAGTAACTTCTTTTTCAAAGTCAGCAATACCACCTTTTTCAGCTAGAGCCAGTAAGTCTTTGTGACCTTTAGAGCCAGTAGCCCAGTTTTTAAAGTGAATCGGTAAAGTAAACAAAGTAGTCGCGATTGCTAGTGTTTGAGTAGTTGACATAATGTAAATCCTTAAATGTATTAAAAGTTAATGCTCTTGTGAGCGGTTGGCATAATTGCCTGAGTGAGTACGCATCTTATCATTTGTACTTAGTAGCTACAAGCGCTATATTAAATAAAAATGTAATACTACTACATTGTAGGGAGTTTCCCCCCGTTATAGTATCTCACCACATAGCCAACTAGATACCACTAGCAAGCTATAAAGTGAATGACTACTGCTAAATGTCACTATCAAGTTGTAAGCTAATAAGCTTGTTTGCGTCCTTAATAGAATCAATTCGAATCATTAAAGATTCTGCACTTAGCTGGTAAATAGTATCACTATCAACCATTACTTGTAGCATTGACTCTAAAGATTCACATAGTATCTCAATAGCTCTTGACTGTATATCAACTACCTTTTGATTAGAACGTTCCATTACTTATTCTCCTTTGCTGTCTGCTGTGCTGCTGCCTTTGCTCTACTAACCTCTAATAGAAGCAAGAAGTTTAACCTAGTAGTTACCAGTGTATATTTGGCTTTCATGTTACCGTTGGCTACTGCTGCCTTGTTAATCTTCCATAAGTAACCAGTAACAAATCTAATAGGGTTATCCACTGTCTCTACTATTGGCAAGCTACTCGTGCTACCAGGTAGACTATTATCAACTGAGCTACTACTAGAAATGTTACTAGCCATGCTACTACTAAAAAGGGGTGCATTGTCAGGCAAACACGCATCCGACCTACTACCCCCACTATTACTACCTACCCCGTACTCAAAATGTGAATTCATGTAGCTATTACCTACTAATGTATTAAGTCCGTGCTGTATACCAGCTACTACTCTGCTAATGCTGCCTATTATGCTAGTATTCATGGTTAGTATCCTGCCCATTCTTTAAGTTTGTTAAAGCTAGTAAATACTAGCTCACTGCCTGCTGTCATATCGTCCTTTACTACTACCGCTTGCTTGCCATTCACTACATCTATTCTAATAAACCAGTCGTGGTGTCTTGCCCATCTAGTTTGATACATATTCATGTGTTGTTACTTCCTATTAATTAATTGAACTTACTTACTAACGAGCCGCTATTGTAATACTATATACTGCTAACTTGCAACCACTTACTACTACTAATATGCAAATAAACACGAAATAGTACTAATTAATTGTAAGCTGGTAGTAGAAAGTCGTGATTTGTGGTGGTGAATGAGAAGTGTTCGTATTGGTGGGGGGTAGGGGGTCTTTTTGGGTGCTGCGGAATTAGTCCTATAAAGGCACCTGCTACATTTTTCTACGGTATTTTTAACCACCCATTGCACTAGTACTACTACAATACATTCACTAAACTACTTGCAGCACTGTAGTAGAAGTAAGTATAATACCTTATAAAGTAAAATATTTTTTTCAAATTTCTGTAGAGTCTACTAGGAGGACTTATGCAAAGAGCGACACAGATAGTAGTAGAGTTATTAGCTAAAGGTACTACTCCCGCAGAGGTAGCTGAGATTACTGAGAATTCTATCAGTGCTATATGTCAGGTACAATCTAAGTATGCAGACCTTATAGCATCTAAGCGATCAGATAGTCAATTAGCAGTAGGTGGACACTCAGCAGTACTAGACTCTATAGAGAATCAACTAGCTATTAAGCTACAGGCTATGATACCACTGGAGATGGACACTAGCAAGATAGTGAACATTATGAAGACAGTGAATAGTATGGTGCGTAGAGATGCTGGAGAGTCAGGAGGTACTGGTAGTAATGTGAATGTAGCAGTACTACAGTTACCAGATCATGTACGTCAATCAGTCAAGATTGTAACTAATACTAACAACGATGTAGTATCAGTAGCAGGTAGAGACTTAACCCCAGCGTCTATGTCAGCTATTGATAAGTTGGCAGGTATTACTAACGGAGGTGAACGTGAGCAGCTTACTAGAACGCAAGCGTTTGATGATGTCTTCGGAGCAGATAGCTCTAGACTCATCGAAAGTAGTAACTAATCCCAACCAAGCTGTAGATGCTACTAAGTTATTCGGTAGTATAGATAGCTTCCTAACTAGAACCAAAGAGGTAATACCTGATGAAGAAGATACTGAAGAAGAAGAAGATGTTATTTGTACCACTACTACTAGCACTTAGTGCATGTCAATCAACACCACTACAAACTGTAAGTGAACTGAATGATACTACATTCAATGCAGCTATTACTAGAGTATGTGGACCTACTGCTTTCATAGCAGCATCTAGAAATTTAACAGTAGCAGCACAAGGTTACAGAATCGGTCTATGCCGTGAAGTAGTAAATGCAGCTGCTAATAGTACTCACATCTCACCTACTGAGCAGCCAGACATTCCTTGGAGTGTTATAGCATCAGTAGGTACTGAGAACCAGTAATGCTTGGGGAAGCGGCAGCCATGGAAGGCGAACTCCTCTTTAATAAGGAAGATACTAAAGCAAGCATGTTTCAAGATCTGGACTACTTTGCAGCAGTAGCACTGCCTGAAGTATGTACTAAACCTTTCTCTCCACTGCACTATAGTATCTGGGAAGATATGACTAAGGCAGTACTACAAGACGAATGGGATGATGTATCACGGTATGCATTAGGTATACCACGTGGTCATGGTAAGACTCAGCTGATAAAGCTACTGATATTATTCATCGTACTGTATACTGATTTACGCTTTATACTAGTAGTATGTAATACAGCTACACTAGCTCAGAACCTAATCAACGATGTATGTGACATGCTATCTAGTGATAACATAGTAGCACTGTTTGGTGATTGGCGTAGTGAGATAGAAAGTGATAATGACAGGAACAAGATATTTCGCTTCCGTGACCGCTGGGTAATACTTAAGCCACAAGGTGTAGGTGGAGCTGTACGTGGTGCTAACCAGAAGAACACTCGTCCAGAGATTATAATATGCGATGATATGCAAGCACGTGATGAAGCGCTATCTCCTGAAGTTGCTATGAAGCAGCTACAATGGTTTCTAGGTACACTATATAAAGCACGCTCACCTGCTAGGAGTGCAATCTTCTATATAGGTAACATGTACCCTGATGTAGAGATAGGAGGCAGAAACAGTAATGTCTTTGGCTGTATACTGCGTAACTTACAGCTTAGCAGTGAGTGGCGCTCGTGGATAGGCGCAGCAATACTGGCAGATGGTACTGCACTTTGGGAAGATGTTATTAGCTTGAAGTCACTACTGTCAGACTTACGTCAAGATAGTCAGATGGGCATGGTAGAGATATTCTACTCAGAGCTAATGAACGATCCTAAGGCTAGTGGTAGTAAGTTCCTTGATGAAAGTAACATAGCTGAATACAAGTACATGGAAGGTATCGACTTAGTAGCAGGTAAGTTCCTAATCATTGATCCGTCACTAGGTAAGAAGAAGAGTGATGATCAGATAGTAGGTATGTTCTATGTCTATGACAGTACTGGACCTGTATACCGTGAGATACGTAATATACAGAAGTCAGCCCCAGAGCTAGTGCAGGAAGTTATCAAGTGGACACTAATGGAAGGTATACCTCTTATATGCGTAGAGTCTATAGCCTACCAAGCAACACTGATACAGTGGTTTGACCACTTCTTTACATTACTAGAAGTAGATGCTGTAGAGGTAGTAGCTGTAACTCCTGAAGGTCTAAGTAAAGCCTCACGTATACTTGCAAGCTTTAAGTCCTATGTCAGTGGTGGAATTATTCTACACCCAGATGTACGCCCTATAGTTCTCTCACAAGCGCTGGTATATAATCCTGCTAGTGCCACTAACGTAGATGATATTCTAGATGTAGGTGCCTATGCTGAGCATGTATTTGTTACATACTCTGAGTATTACCTACTACCATTGGATGGTATAGTAGCCGAAGCAGCTACCACTCACAAGGTAGATGTTGACAAGCCTGAAGAGGTAGGTCATATGGAAACAATGAACTTTTCGTAGCAAGTGCTACACAACATAGGAATATTAAATATGAAACATGTAATACTACCCTCTCTACAGTCGCCAGACTTAGCACTGAAGCGCGCACTACATCAACTTGCTAAGAATCAAGTAGAGCTAGCAGCAGCTGCTGGAATAGTGTTTGAACCTTTGCAGGTAATCGGCGCAGTAGATCCTGTAGATCCTGTAGATCCTGTTGGAGATGGAACAGTTGATACAGTACTAACAGGTAGCCAACTGTTCCTACTAGACAGTCTAACTGCTGGGGTAGGTAATACACAATCACCTACTTACTTTATAACAATGCTTGCTCACAACGCTGGTAGATTACGTAATTTATTTACACGTGCGTTCATGGGGTTTCATCCTGATACAGGAACTAACATTGCAAGTACAAATGGTACAGCTACTAGTATTAGTGATAGCATATACTCACCTAGCCAGTCTTGTATAGAAGTTTCAGGTAGTACTTCGAGCGAAGTACTGATTATAGGTAATGGTGAATTGAACTGGTTATCTGCAAAGATTTACTTTGAGAAGAAGCCTGACGGGGGCACGTTCAGTATTACTGAGCCAGTAGCTATAGATAACATTGATACATCAGGTGCGTTAGGTGAGTTTGGATCTGTAGAGATAGTAAATCCTACACCTACAGAAAGCACTACCATCCGTTTATCTAACTTCACTAGCTCATTCCGCTTCTCTGGTGCACTTAAAAATATTGCAGATGTACAAGGATCAGATTACCTAGATGTCATTAACTTTGCTTACAGTGGTCAAACAACTAGAGACTATATACTAGTACGTAATATCGCAGATTGGTATACCGAGATGGGTGTAACTGATGCACGTATAATGACAGGTACTAATGATAAGAGTCAGGCAATGATTAAAGCTACATCTGACGCTAGAGTGCTACTTGACGACTTAGCAGTAGCAGGTGTAACAGGTAACGAAATACTACTGATACGTCCTAATGATACAGCACAAGAATTAGGTGATATGTGGGAAATACTCAGAGATGAGTACAACACTCGCTTTGCATCAGTACCTAGAATATATGGTGACCTAGATACATTTGAAACTAATGATTGGATGAATACAGGCGACAGCATTCATACTAATGAAACATTTAACACTATACTAGCTGATGAAGAGTATAACTTAAATCTAGTGAACCTTGAAGATGCACTGGACTTAGGCGTCAATCCTCACTACCTAACAAGTGTATCTAATGTAACATCAGGTGTAATTCTTGATAACCAAGTTGTAATTAATGGTGCATTCTCAGGTGAAGTGATGTGGTACTGGAACGGGGCAACGTCTCACTACTTTTGGGGAGCTGATGGTCTGAATGACTACCTTGGAATAAAATCCACAGGTATTGTGCAATTCACTATTGATGGTGATACTAACGTCAGTACTGACCCAGTACCAGGGGCAGGGTTTTACCACTTAGTATTTTCACGTGATGCAGCTGGTGAAATCTCCGTAGTAGTTAATGGCACTGAGATGGTAACAGGTAACGCACCTGGAGTTATTACTATAGATTGGTTTTTGAAGCTAAGAAATTACGCAACTTCTTTTAGTGCCTTACCTGCGTGGATCAAGTTCGATGGATTACATCAGTGGGTATTTGACCAAATACCAGAAGACTACACAGTTGTTGATACTATTGGTGGCAATAATGGAACGTGGGAATCTAAGGGTGAGCGTCCTGATAACCCACTGAAGTACTCATTACTTAGTGACAATACTTTACTCGATTACCACTACAACCTACGAAGTGAAATCACATGGGTAGCTGGCGTTAATTGGATATAGTAGTACATTAAATAGGACGTCGCTGGTTGAATCCGAAGTGGGTACGGCAGCGCAAAAATAAGTACTGGAGATAAGTACAAGGGTTTGCCTAGCGGAGCGGCTGAGCACAAGGAGCGGAGCGACGCCAGTGTGAACCCTTGACTCTATTGACAGTATCTTATTATAACAGGCGAGTGCCTACAAGAATTAACCATAAAGACACCAACTACCCCCTAACTAAGGAACTATAATGGCAAATGCTTTTATACAACTAACAGAAGAGTCACAGAAGCTACTAGTGTCTTACGCTAATATCTGCTTCCAGCGTTACAACATGGAGACTGCACGTAGTAGATTTGAGCGTGTAGATAAAGCAGTGCAATTAGAAGAGAAGTCACGTAGAGAAAAGGTTGAAGACTACTACGATGATATAACTATGCCAGTAGTAAAACCTCCTGTACGTAAGATTAGTAACTTCTTAATTAGAATGTTCACGGCTAATCCTGCAATATTTGAATCTACTAGTTCACTCCCTGAGCGAGCAAATGCTGTTAAACAGATGAATGCAGTGATAGAAGAGAACGCTAAGACCAGTAAGTGGAGCAGAGAGTTAATGCTCTTCTTCAAAGATTTACCTAAGTATAATGTAGGCTGTATATCTTGTGACTGGGTATCACGTAATATAGCTACTATAGGTAATAGCCCTGACTTAGCCAGTACTGCTTCAACTGTAACATCTAACACGCGCTCAGGTAATGAGTTCAAGCGCTATGATATGTATAATACCTTTTATGATACTACTGTAGCAGTTAACGAAGTATCTGACCGTGGAGACTTCATAGGTACAATTGAACGTATGACCTCTCACAGACTATACAGTTTTCTAGCAGATTTGAAATCATCACTGGGAGCTACTGCTTTACTTAACAGTGTTACTGATAGGGAAGCAACAGGAGGCTCAACTACCCGTAGGTTCTACACGCCTGACATTGTTACTAGTGTTGAAACCCAGTCACAGATGACTGACATTGAATCTCTGTTCCACGGCTATGGAGGTCATGTGGACATGAGTAAGAATTCCAAAGGTAAGTTAGCAGATCCGACAGGTATGCATGAAGTAGTAACTCTTCACGTAAGAGTAGTACCTAGCATGTTTAAGGTAAATGTACCTGATGCTGATACCATGCAAATCTGGAAACTTACTATCCATAATTGGAACAAGATAGTAATGGCTGAAAAGCTTACTAATGCTCATGGAGTGTTCCCAGTAGTAATATGTCAGATTGATGAAGAAGGTATTGGTGATCAAGTTAAGTCAGCAGCTGAACTATTAATTCCTATGCAGAACTTGCAGACTAAATACTACGATGCTAGAATGCAAGGACTGAAACGTAACCTCAGTGATAGAGCACTTTACAGTAGCTCACGTATTGATAAGCAGCACTTTGAGAGTGACAACCCCAGCGCTAAGATACCTGTTAAGCCTAACATGTTAAACCCAGGGTTAGATCATGCCTACAGGCAGATACCTTTCCAAGATAACCTAGGTGGTAGTATTTTACAGGAGCTAGGCTACTTAGGTAATGTAGCTAACCGTATTAGTGGATTGAATGATCCTCAACAAGGTAACTTCCAGAAGGGTAACAAGACACTAGGAGAGTTCAATGAAATCATGCAGAATGCTGATGACGACCTAGTAACTTGGGCTAGCCTTGTAGAAGTAGTAGCCATGGGACCGCTTAAGTTTATTGTTAAGACTAATATACTACAGTACCAATCAAGCTCTACTATTACTAATGCAGATGCTACAGTAGAAGTAGACCCTATAATGTTACGTAAGTCAGCAGTTGACTTTAAACTAGCAGATGGCTTAATTAGTAAAGAAACTCTAATGGACTTACCTACTGCTAGAAGTTTATTCGAGTTACTACTCCAGTCGCCACAATTACAAGCTTACTACGGGGAGAAGTTACCAGAGCTGGTAGAGTACGTATTCTCTAGCACAGGCTTTGATACTAGTAAGTTCCGTGGCACTAACCCAGCAGCCTTACAGCCTCAAGCAACAGGAGCACCAAATGACGGACAGCCAGCAGCTCAAGCCCCTCAATAAGCGCGAATGTGATTTACTTACTAATGTTAACTTTGAATTAGATATCAGTAAGTTCATTCTCAATCCGCAATCAGTACTAGCACTTGAAAATTTAAAGGTATCTTATATCTTAGATAAAGCTAGTACCAACGCTATTGAGTATTTAGCAAACCCTGAGAAGTTAGTAGCAGCACAAATACGTACTGACATCTCAGCTTTAATGATTGAGTTTTTACTCGATACCCACTACGCCAACATAGCACTACTAAAGGAATCACAAGATGAATCAGCCATATAATGCACAAGCTCAAAATAATCAAGCTCCACAAGCACAAGCACCTCGTACAGTAAATGGTATTACACAGCCACTAGATCCTATGGGGGGAGGACCTAATATCTTTGATATGATGAACAGCCAGTCAGCACCTAATAGTAATGCGCCAGTAGCTACTGATCCTAATGGCTTACCACCAGGTACACAGGGGTTCCCTAATAGCTCAGCAGGCTCTCCGCAGGGTGGATCTCCGATGGACAAATGGTTCAAATCAGCGGATAATGGTACAAGTGATCCAGCAACACCTGCTGCTCCTGCTGCACCTGAAACACCTTTCGAGTCAATCTTTGCACGTACTAAAATTGATGAGTACAATGCACTAGTTAAAGGTAAAGACTTTGTAGGTGAACTTTTTAATGCTGATGTACAAGCCCAGTTTACTAGTGGCGACTTCTCAGCACTACCTAGTATCATTAATGCAGCTGTACAGCAAGGCGCTGGGTTATCATCATTCCTCAGTAGTAGAGTAGCGGATAAAGCAGTTAATGGTATGTTCGAGAACTTCCAGAACAAGTCATTACCTGAGTTAATTAATAACCACCAGATGAATAACATGTGGTCTACTCCTGAGTATGCTGACTTTAGTAAGCCTGAGATGCAGCCTATGGTACAGATGGCTACTAGTCACATCCGCTCAATGTTCCCTAATGCTTCTGCCCAAGAAGTACAACAGAAGGCACTTGAGATGATGCAAGACTATTCAAGCCAGATGGGTAACATGCAGTTTGCACCTCGTAACCAGCAGCAGCAAATGGAACAACCAGCTGATAGCCTTTCTGATATGGAAAAGTTATTTAACTATTAACAAGTAGTACAAGGATACTATTATGAAATTTTACTCAACATCTGATTTACCAGCTGATTTAGCTAAGAAGTCTTTTGCTGCTAACTACGCGCGTATTAACCCTAATGGTGACGCGCCACTGTTTGCACTATCTGGCATGGCGAAGAAGAAGACAGCACTTCAAATTGAACATGGTTACTGGTCTAAGACAGCACAGTTTACTAACATTGTTATTGGAATTAATGCAACAGCAAGTGCTACAACTCTAACAGTGGTAGCCAGTGCAGGCTTAGTACCAAATGACATTTTACGTGTACCACCTACTTTTGTATCAGGTGTATTTACTGCGGGTGAGATCATCCGTGTAATTGAAGTTGCATCTGCTACTAGTATTGTGGTTGAACGTGAGTTTGGGGATACTACTGCAGCAGCACTAACAGCTGGAGCTATCTTACCTGCTATCGGTAACGCTCATCCAGAAGCTAGTGATAAGCCTCAACATCGTGCTATCATTCCAGTACGTCACTTAAACAACTCTCATATTTTCCGTAATGCCTGGGCGCAAGGTCGTACACTAGCAGCAGTTAAGCAAGTGGCAGGTAAAGGTACTATCTCTGAAAACAAAGATGATGCTACATTCTTCCACGGTCGTGATATTGAGCTAGCAACGTTCTTCTCTCGTAAGCAGAACAAAGTTGATGCAGCTACTGGTGAGCCATTACATACAATGGATGGTATCGAAGCACTTATTCAGAAGTTAGCTCCTACTAACATTCGTCAAGCAGGTGCTACTACTAGCTACACCCAATTGATTGCAATGCTTGATCCATTATTTGACCAACGTACTGACTCAATGAGTGGTAACACTCGTGTAGCTTACTGTGGTAAAACGGCTATTAACGTAATTAACGAAATCGGTCGTTTATCTGGTGAGTACCAAATCGTACAAGCTGAATCTAGCTTTGGTTTGAAGTTTACTCAGATAGTAATACCTCGTGGTGTGATCCAGTTAGTAGAGCATCCAATCTTCAACACTAACGTTGATTGGCAGAAGATGATGGTTATTATGGAAACTTCACAGTTCGACTTTGCTTACATGGAAGGTCGCGATACTATGGTAGATTTCATTAACGAAAATCCAGCTAGTACTAACGGTCAAGATGCAAAAGGTGGTGTAATGACTACTGAGCTTACAATCGAAATGCAAAACCCATTTGCTTGTGGTATCATTTACGATTTGACTGCTGGCGCTATCTAACAAGTTGTGAGTGGTGGGAGAGGCGTGGGGCTATTACAGCTTCACGCCTTTTTTTTTTGTTTTAAAAGGAGAGAAATTGTGACACTAGATGAAATGGTTAGTCTAATAGTAAGTCGCACTAATCGTATAGATAAGACGGATGTTATACGTAGCTCAGTCCGAAAGGCTATTCGCATGGTGCATACTGCAGGTTACTTCCCTAGAGACATAGTAGAGGAGTCTGTGGACTTAGGAGGTACTTACAGCGACTTTAAGGTAGCACTACCTCCACGTGTTAGAAAGTTCACTATAGTTGCGCCTATGAGTGCTACTGGAAATCCTCTACAGTTAACTACACGCGACAATACTTATGACTATGTAAGTGCCTCAGATTTAATAGACTCCTACTTTGAACGTAAGTCGGATATCTACTATGTAGCAGGCGAGGCGATAGTAGTCAAAGGGACTGTAGGCGCTAGTAGCTTATATGTCAGTTATTACTGTTACCCTGAAGTCCAAGATAACAACTTAGAAACTTGGTTAATGAAGGATAACGATTCAGTCTTTATAGATGCCGCACTATCAGACTTCTACCCTACTATTGGTAGAATGGAACTAGCACGTGAAGCTAGAACTCAGATGATGCTACAATTACAAGGCATAATTGAAGACTTCACATCTATGGAGGAATAGCTTATGGCTACCCCTGAAATTATAGTAGAGACAGCTGCTGAGAAATTGAAGCGTATAGGTAAGACTAGCGTAGTCTCAGCAGCCACTGCCAACGGAAATGTACCACTGTTAGCTGTGGCTTACCCTTCAGATACTTATAAGAAGAACGAGCGCTATTCAATTACACAAGAAGACCCTGTAGATAGTGGACAAGGTTACCAATTTACTAACTTATCCAACACTGAGGTGTAAAATGTCAGATGAAATTATGAACGGTGCTCCAGTAGCGCTGGGGGTACAAGCTAACAAAGTCGTAGTACAGAATATGGGAGCTAAGCGTATAGCAGGTGCTGATCTCCTTACGCTAGGTAAAGTCTCTCAGTACATGTACTACTTAGAAGAAATTCAATCTATGTGTGTGTACGCTAATGACGGTACAGATACTTGGATTGGGGCATTTGGACAAGTAGTTGCTGGTAGCGTTTCACAACGTGATAACCTGTCTCCTTTCCAAGGGCAGCGTTTCTATATTGTAGATACAGCTACTGCTCAAGAGTACAAAGGTAGTGCATGGGGAGGTACTATCTCAGTAGCTAATGCCCTTAATCCAGCAGTTAATGTTCTTACAGCTGCCACATCTCTACAGGTAGAACTTAAGTACCACTTATCTTCAAGTGCCACACTTAAACTCCCTCCGGCTGACAATAGTTTAGCGGGTAACCTGATTGTACTTACTACAGGAGTTAATACTTCTGGTACATTAACATCAACTAGTGGTACTGAGCAGTTCTTTGCAGAATCTACTAGTCTTGTAACTTCCTACACGTTACAGCCTAATGCTGATTACATGATAGTATTTGATGGTACACGTTGGAATGTAGTAAGTAGCTTACAGTCATTTACAGCTGCTGAAATCTCTGCACTTACAGAGGCTGCTGGCGGCGGAGTAGGCGCTGTAGGCTCAACAGTACAGACACAGTTAATTGAACTGTTCAGTACAGCTAACTCTACTGGACAGGAACTAGCAGCAGTAAGAAGTATTGCTGAAAACCCTGCTGACGTAGACCCCTCTGAGATAGTTACAGGAGTAATAGCTACAGGTACTACCTTACTGGAGGACCTAGAGCTTATAAGTGAACAGGCTTCCCGTACTGATAGAGCTGATGAAATTAACAGTCAAGCTACAGGATTCTCCTCTAATATCGTGGAAGATCAGTTGCAAGAACTAGGAGATAGTACAGCTTCACTAGATTCTAGAGCTACTTCACTAGAGAATAGAACAACTGCACTTGAAAGTGCTGAGGGGGGTGGTAATGGTAATGGAAGTGGAGGAGGTACTACATTAGGTGAGTCAACTCAGCCAGTAAATCAAGTGTTTACACGTGCAGTAGAAGCCGAGCTGGCAAGTACTAATGTTTACATTGGAGATGCAGGTACAGGTACAGCTAGTCCCAGTACAGCAGATATTCCACTCATTGTACGCTTACCTTCCAGAGGTACAGCACTTGATGCAGGCTCAGCAGATCCTTACCGTATTAGAATCTTCAAGCCATTAGGTTCTTACATGCAACTGCTGACTGCTCAGGATGAGTCAGTACCTGATTACTTAAGAGAGCGGTTCTTTCTTAGAGACTCTCCTATACCTGTAGACATCGCAGCTATAAACAGTCTTCCTATACAACTGGACTTGCTAACGCCTATAGCCATAGTAATAGAACTGACATTCCAAGGTGGTTACTGGGCAGTAGATGTAGCCTCACAAGAACTAACTGGAATTACGCTATCAAACGTTAATGACTATATCCCACTGTATGATGGAGGTCAATTAGTTAGTACACGTACAATGCCTATACCTACTACTGACCCTTACACTACACCATTTACGTGCAGACTTCCTGCACTTGCTGATGTGGAAGTGGGTAAGACCTATGAGATTCTCATGGACTACACGTTTAACATTGATGTAGCATCAGGAAGCGGTGACACTATACGTAACCGCCCTACAGCAGATGATGAGCTAGTACTTCCCTTTACATTATCCCCAGGGACTCATAAGGCTTTAATGTCTTTTACTGCGACACCTACGGACTGGTTAGCAAATATCACCCACGGTACGTAGTAGCAATATTAACAGTAGGTAGTGCAAGTACCTACAGCTTCAAAGGAAGAGAATATGGCAAAAGAACCAGAAACTACTTTGCTACGCATGGTAGTGGACTTTTACGAGTCACGCAGTCACTACCTAGGGATTGTACTTTTAGCAGCAGCTGGAGGAATAATGAGTTATTTAGGTAAATGGCGCTCAGGGGAGATTAAGAAATTTAGCTTCCTAGCACTGGTAGTAGATACCCTTATCAGTGGATTTGCAGGTGTACTAGCAGCACTGCTTGCAATGAGTTTAAATTTCAACATAGAGCTAGTTTTCTTTTGTAGTGGTATAGCAGGTCATTTAGGTGCTAGGGGTATATTCCTAATGCAGATATGGCTTACACGCAAAATGAAAGTAGATAAAGATAATTAATAGTACCCACTCACTCACAAAGGAATTACTATGTCAACAACTGAATTATATATGGACTTGTCACAAGCTAACTCATGGCTCTCAGGCGATGAAGTGCACTCAGCACTATCAGGCAGTTATGAGCAGTCACAGGTCTACAACTCTAGACTAACATCACCTAAAGTATTGTGGAGTATGAACGCTCTACCTTTTACAGGTGGTATTAAGTCAATCAATTTCAGTAGCTCTGAGTACAATGCTGATATTGGGGGTGGAGCAGACTTACCTGCTTACTACGAAGTTTCAAACTCTCCTGACCTAGGTACAATGATTGATGCTGAAGGTGAAGCTTATTACCGTTACATAAGTGGGGTTAGTTCTTTTTATGAAGGAGGTACTAGTTACTCAGTAGCAACTAACGGTGAGTGGAAGGAGTTAATGACTGATATAGGGGTGTTCCACCGTGCTACTAAAATAGATACAGTGTTCCAGACTAAGACAGTTATCATGTTGTCAAGTTCTTATACACTTGACCCTACTATTACCTTGGACAACGCACTTACAGGTAGTGATGTAATGATTTACAATGCATCTACTCACTCAGCAGAAATTTATAACCTCATAGGTATAGATATTAACCCTGTTGGTGCATTGAATGATCTCAGTATTACTTCATATGGTAACTACTTACTATTCTGGGATACAGATAGATTGTACTGGTCTAGCCCAATAGACTTCACTGACTTTACACCTTCAGTAGGCGGGGGAGGTAGCACTCAAATCAGTGAAGCTAAAGGTCCAATCGTTATAATAGTACCTAACCCTACAGGTCTAATGATCTACTGTAAGCTTAACATTATACATGCTGCATTCAGTGGGGACTCAAGTAACCCTTGGATATTTACAGAGGTTGCGGGCAGTTCAGGCGTGCTAGTACATGAAGGTGGCAGTCCTATAGTTACACAAGGGGAAGTAGCTAGTACTCAGATTGCAATGCTATCTAATGGACTGTCAAGTGTATCACCTAATGGCGTAGAACTGATAGACCCCGCGTTAGACGAGATGCTCAACAACTTATCTACTGAGTATAAGGATGAAGGTAGTAACCTAATTAGACGCGCAGCTGTACCTTCTCCTGTATTACAGGCTCATGAATTATCTACTAAGGTAGTAGCCCTTAAGTATGTAGGTAACTACTTAGTGGTTAAAGTAGGTAGATCTAACATGGGACCTACTGAAGTAGTAGATTTCCCTAATGAACTTAATAGATTGTTCTTTCTTAATCTAGGTACTGGGCAGTTGGCAGTTTTGAAAGGTAACTACACTGCAATTACTCCAGCACTTAATACAAGTAAACGTGGAGCTAGTCAGTTATACCCTCAAGATTTTATACCTAATAGATTCTTAGCTGCACTACGTGGAAGCTCTATTACTAATAGCAACGTCAACTTAGTAGATATAGATTTAGGTAAGAGTACTGAAGCTGCGAATGACTTAATTACTGCTGATTCATTAGTAGCTACAGCTATTGGCATGGGGGAGTTTATTGTAGGTAACATTCAACTTAGTAGATCTAAGACTACAGTAATCCACAGTATTAAGTTGGATGGTAGATTACACAGTGACTCTACAGAAGCCGACAGATGTGCTGTTAGAGTCTATGATGCTGGAGTGCTAGGTCATGATAATCCTATTGAGTTCATTTATAACCCTGCGGATGGAAGGCACTACGGTCATATAGAAGGTAAGGAGTTGCAAGTCGAGGTGACAGGCGCTAACTTCTACTTAACTGGAATGGCTATAGAAGTGGAACAGGGAGGTAACTGGTAATGGCTATACTCCAAGTACCTGCTGACCTTACTGTAATGGAAGAAGTGTCAGTACTTAAAATTAAATCTGTAAAGCAGTTGCCACAAGTAGTGCAAGTGCCTACAATGTATTCACCCTTATTGCACTTTACGACTATACGTGATAGCCACTTAGTGATACAAGCATTACGTACTGACTTAGTAAACAGCAACCAGTTACTACTTGATGCTGTAGAAGAAGTTAATAGTCTAAAGGCTCAAATTTATACTATCTTACAAGATCATGAAGATAGACTAGTCGCCCTAGGAGGTTAATAGTGAACAAATTAAGTGATAACAGTGAGGCTAAGTTAAGTACATGTGCACCAGTACTCAAGCTTATTGTAATGGAAGTACTAGCTGAAATGGATATAGGTGTCACCTGTGGGCATAGAAAGCGTGCGGAACAGGATGCCTTATATGAGAGTGGGGAGTCCCGTCTGAAGTTCCCTAAAGGTAAGCACAACCGCTTTCCTAGTGAGGCAGTGGACTTAGTGATTTACCACAATACTCACAAGTACCTATGGTGTGATGAGCGTCAGTTACATAGAATTGCAGCTACTACTAACACTACTACTGCTAATGTAAAGACTTGGATATACATGCAGTACGCTAGGCTAGATATGCTAATGCAGTTAGCTGCAAAGCGCCATGGTATAGAGCTGCGTTGGGGAGGTAAGTGGCAACATGCTGATGGTATACTACATAACCGATTCGTGGACTTATTCCACTGGGAGATTGCATGAACAAGCTAGCAGCTATAGCACCTCTTATACGTAGCCCTAATGCTTTACCTACTGACTTCTTTGGACTAGGTAAGGACATGGAAGCTAGAGCGCGTATACAGTTAATTGCTATGGCACTAGAGGGAGATGATAGGGAGTTGAGTATTGAGGACTTTCCTACATCTCACCACTTTGCACCTAGCCAGTATGGTAGAGAGTTTACTATGCCAGCAGGTGCACTTGTAGTAGGTAAGATTCACAAGCATGCACACGTCAATGTAATATCTAAAGGCAAGTGCATAGTGGCTACATTTGAGGGAGAGCAGTGCTATGAGGCTCCCATTACATTTGTATCTAGTGCAGGTACACAACGAGTAGTTTACTGCTTAGAAGAGACTGTGTGGACTACCTTTCATAGTACTGATTCAACCAACGTGGAAGAGATTGAGCAGGAGATTATAGCGAAGGACTATGATGACTGCAAACTTCCTATTACTTTAACAATTTCACCAGTAGGTGATAAGGATCCATTATGACTTGGGGAGCCGTAGCAGCAACTGTAGGTACTGTAGCAGTAGGTGCTTACAACGCTGATAAAGCAGGAGATAATGCTATTGATGTAGTAGAAACTCCTACGCGTCAGACCAGCTTCGAGCAATTACTGACTGACCTTACAACTCAAACTGAAGAGGGTACTTCATCCTCTGAACTACAGAGTACACTGGAGCAGTTACTTAGCTCAGAAGAATTTCAAGAAGCAGTTACCCAGCAGCAAGTTACAGCTGAGCAAGGGTCACAGGCTTCAGTAGGTAATGAAACTACGAACTCGCAGGCTGCGCAGGAACAGTCTATTACACGTGGTACAGATGAGTCAACTGCTGCACTTAACGCTATCTTAGCAGGTAATGGTAGTGGGCAAGAACAAGTCACTGCGCTTATGAGCCAGATACTCAGTGATGGTAAGTCTAACATAAGTAACGTAGGTACACGTACAGGTAGCTTTGGTTCAACAACTGAGCAGTTGCTTAATAATGATCTTACTGCTGAAGCTGCATCTGCTGGCGCATCACTACAGTTATCTCAGAATCAACAGATACTAGATGCTGTAGCCGCTGCACAAGCTGGGACTGAGAACGTAACATCTACCACAGATACGACCGCTGCAACAGATACTGCTAATAATACGCAGACAGCTACAACTGGTCAGCAAACTGGAACTACTGATACTACAGGTAGTACGGACACTTCACAGCAACAATCAGGGCAGTCAGCTACTAACCTAGAGTCTATAGCAGAAAGTGCAACACAGTCATCTACTATAGATACTAATACATCTGATACACTAGTTAACCCTAATGACACGCAGTACATTACAGGGCAATTAGCTAATTTATTAGAAAATGGTAACATTGATGCTAACAGTATAGCCACACTTGAAAGTGTAATGAATCAGATAGATGCAGGAACAGGTAATGGTAATGGTGCTGGCACTAACAGCATACCAACTATATCAGCTCCTACACTTTCTAATGCTACAGCTACTACTAGTAATCCATCAGCTACAGCACCTGTAAACACTATAGCTTCTAATGTACAATCTACCTCTACACTAGCAGAACTGCTAAGTGAGCAGCTAGGAGTCGAGGTCACTTCAGCCCCACTACTTGATAATTTAGGTAGAGAGATTGACCCCGCTAGTCAAGGGGAGTCAAATGGTACATATGGTAGTAGTTCTACAATTCAAGCACCTACGATACAGACTGATGTATCTAGTGGCTACAATCCTACAGCCAGAGCTAGCTCTGTCCAAGACATAAATATCGGTGACTATGATCCTTATAGAGCTTGGATAGATGTAGAGAATAAGACAATCTCACGTGGTAGTGAAGACTATCATAACAACCTACAAGGAGACGCTGATGCGTACACAGAAGAGCAACGCAGACTCGCAGCCGAACGGGGAGCTGTCCTCATCGGTATTTAGTGAAGATGAAGCTGACAGTATCTTGTTCGGAGATGTATCACTAGAAATTGGGCAAGGATTGCTCAGAGGTGCTGCACTGAATAGTAATGTTACACTAGAGCAGGAGATGTCATTGAAGGCAATTAAAGCACTTATTGATCAAATGAGCGTCAATGTTGCTACTGCTCAAGCTGCTGGTGCGGGAGACGCTAATGCAATAGCAAAGGCTAACCTTGACATAGCAGGAGTTAAGCGCACCACAACATAAACTAAATGGCGTCTATGGTGAAAGCGGCAGAGGACTTGGCACCGCAAACTGAAGTAGTATGTGCTCTGTCAAGTACTTGCCCCTAGCGAAGCGGGGTCGCAGCAACGAACGGAGTGAGGCAGCGTAGATACTTGACTTAGTCATACTGCGACAGTATAACAGGCGGAGTCCTAAACTGCTTCACCAACTAACACAATCCACCACCCACTAGGAATTTACAATGGAAACACAATCAAATAACTTATCGTTTCTACAAGGGCTTGAAGAGTTAAAGGCTAATCAGCAAGCTCAGATAGATACTACTAATGCTATAATTAATACAACTGATGAAGAAGTGGCTACTCGTGCAGCAGTACAAGAGTCTAACTACAATGCTAAAGATATCACTACTAGCATGGTTGGGCATCGTGAAGATGTAATAGCTAATAGTTCTGAGCTAGCATCTATAGCTGCGGACATTGATGCGTCTATTAGAAATGAAGCTGATGGTATTATGAAAGCTTCGGGCGTTACAGTAACTACTGCTGAAATTGCTGAACAATTCAATGCACCTGCACGTACACAGTACAATGAGCAGGTTAATAACCCAGTAGTTGCTGAGAACATTAAACGTTATAGTAATGAAGTAGATGTGTACTCTGCTAAGTTAGATGCACTGAAAAGTGACACTTCTTTCTTAGGCGGTTTAAAACGTATGACGCTTGAAAAGGCAACTACTGATAGACTGAACCAAGCAAGAAGTAATTTAACTGCTGCTAACAATAGACAGGTAATAGCTACTCAAACCTATACAGCTGTGCAGAAAGCTAATAACTTGTATGCCTCTGATAGTACAGCCTTAACACGTGCAGTAATTGCTGATGGACTAGTACGTGCAGAGACTGCTACTAAGCTATTACAGTCAGGTAGAAATGTTACACTTGCTGATCGTCAAGTACTTATGGATAGACTTGAGCTGGACAGTACACGACTTGCTGAGTATGAAGCTGAGTTTAAGTACTTGAATAGTCTTGGTCTTGGTACACGTGAGAACCTAGGCTCACTCCAAACTAAGTTACACGCGCAACAGTCACAGTCTAACGCTATCAAGAGTAAGATGGACACTCAACAGAAGATAGGTGTTACTGAAGACTGGCACACATTCATACGTGATAACACTGAAGATGACGCAGAAGCTGAGCAGTTCATCAGAGATAATAGTGACCCGTTTGCTAATACAGCTACTGCTACTGTACGTGGTCAAACTTTCTGGAAGAATCGTGGGCAAACAGGTACTACTACTCAATTCGCACAATTAGCACTGAACAAGCGCGAGAAGCAGATACAGACTGATGACAAAGATAACTTAGCTCTGACTCTAATTGATGCAGGTGTAAGCACAGCTAAAGCTACAGCTCGTAACGTGCGTGATCAGAAGATAGTAAGTGATCCTCAGAACCGTGAACAGTATGAGAAAGAGTACGCTGAGCAGATTGAAGCACTGAAAGACCCTAAGACTCAATCTACTTTCTTTGCGGCTGGACTAGAAGGTATGAAAACTGATGCCACTGCTGCAATCAAGGCAGGTACAATCCTACTACCTGACCTTAATAAGATACTGACTGACCCTACTTACCCTTACAGTAAGGACATCTCTGATGACTTTAAGCAGGTACTTACTAGTGACGAGTGGAAGTCAATAGACCTTAGCCTTAGTGCAGGTAAAGATCCTCTAGTAAGTGTTATGGATACAGTAGACGGTGCGGTGGATTACCTGTCTAAGTTAGGTACTACAGATTCATTCGGTAGATTAGTAATGGATGCCTCTACGCAGAAACGTATTGATACTGTCACACAAGGGCTAGCTAACTACTACACAGTACTACGTACAACTAACATTAAAAGTGGTGTAGGTATTACAAGTGCTAACTTGCCAGCTATCCTACTTGGCGGTGCAGGCATAGGAGGTACTACTATGAACCTTGAAAACAAAACTCACTGGGATCAGGCTATTCACAAGATGATACAGAAATCTAATAAACTTAGTACACTTGAACAAGTACGTAGCGGAGTACAGTAATATGAGTATGTCTAGAGAAGAGCTATTAGAGCTTAGTGTTAAACCTAATACCTATACTAGTACGTTTGATTTTAATGCTGAGATGGAAGGATCTACTGCTAGCTTAGGAGATGCACTGACTCACGGGTTAGCTGCATCTGTAGTAAGTGGGGGCGTAGGACTTGTCAATACAGGTATAGCTATTACTAATATGTTTGGCGCAGATGTAGAACAGATACGTACTGAAGACTTACTAAAGTCATGGGACTGGGAAGATACTGCTGATTACTATGAAGATAATAAAGCGTTTATTGATGGTGTAGGTTATGTAGCTTCATCACTAATACCAGGTACTCTCGGACTTAAAGCTGCTAAGTATGCACAGACTGCTGCACGTGCTAGTGATTCTAAGAATCTGGCAGCTGTAGCTATACGTAAAATACTAGTACCTGCTTCTGCCTCTAAGAAGATAGGAGCAGAGATACTAGAAGATACTATGCACGTAGCAAATCGTTCCAAGCGTCTAGCTAGTGCTGTAAAACAAGGTGCTCATCAAGCAGCTATTGAAACTGCCTTTGCCGAAACAGCTATACTAATGGCTACTAACCAGCACGTCACTGTTAACCAGAATCAGCTAGGTTACTTTGAAGCAATGTATGACCAGAAAGATGGTTACTTTATGGGGCTTGGTATAGGTACTACACTAGGGGGTGCAGTATATGGCGCAGTAAATAACCGTGCTATCAACTCACTTATTGATGGTGCACAGAAAGAGCATAATGCAATAAACAAGGAGCTTATCAGCTTAGATAGTAGAACTAACCGTATAGGCTTCAACCAAGGTAATAAAATTGTACAGTTAGCTGCTAAACAGAAAGACGCTGAAGCTAGACTAGAAGGTCTTACTGGTGCAGCACTTAAGGAAGCTCAACGCCGTGATAAGGAGTTTAATGCTGACCTAGTAGAAGAAGTTGCTGTACTTGTAGGTGAAGCAGGTACACGTACTAATGCTCTAGGTAGACGTGAGATTGATGGACACCTTACACCTGCAATTGTAGCACTTATCAAGAAAGGCGATAAGCACCAAGTTGCTGATGCTTTCCGTAATGCTAACTCAATAGGTAAGTATGACGACCATGATTTCTTATTTGACCCACTAGCTCAGCCGATTGAAATATTAGACACTGCTGATGAGTACTTAGCTGCTATAGGTAGTAAGCACTTTGGTACTAAGTATGACCCTGAGGATGCTGTACAGCGCGGATTCTTGAATGGGTTTGCGAACTCTAGAGGGGTTAGTATTACAGGTGATGCACCTCGTATACGTGAGCAGTTACTTAACCGTGAGCTTATAAATGAACGTGGAATTACTGATGCTCTAGATCCTGCCCACTTAGTAGGTACATTACGCCATGAGATAGGACATGGTAATACTGTAGCACTAGGTCAGATATTCAGCTCAGAAGTATTCTCCTCTATCCGCAATGAAATGATAGCACTGTCCAAGATACAACGTCCAGGTAGTTGGGCAGTCGTAGAACGTAACAGAGTAGCAATGGAGCGTATACTAGCACAGAAGACTATAAGCCCTACTGACTACCAGCGTATTGCAGAATTACAGAAAACAGAAGCCTACCTGAATGACCCTATGGAGTTAATGGCTGATGCGTGGGCACAGTTCAATGCTGCTGATAAGAAGATGCGTAGTAACGCTGAGTCTATTGGTGCTGCTACTCGTAAACTGTTTCAAGATAACAGAGCGCTTAAGTCTAGACTAGGTGAGTCACAGCGCTTAATAGGTTTGAACAGTGGTAATATTTACACGGAGTCACAGTGGTCACCTACAATGGCAGACAGAGGTAATGTTGTCATGCGTGGAGATAATGTAATAGCTGGTGATTACAGTACTACTACTAATCTTGAGAACTTCTCTGTACTTAGTGCTGATCCTATGAGTGCCAGCGCCCACTTCTATGCAGCTAGCCAAAGTAAGCGTAAGCTTAAAAAGGAAGTAGCATTTAACTGGGACAACTTTGCTATGATGAACAAGTTACATGGTGAGGTACTAGGTGGGTGGAAAGGTAAAGCTTCAATTACTATGCCTGATGGTAGTGTACGGAAGTTAGATGGTGAATTTGATGAAGCGGTACTTACAGACTTTGATGCACTGTATACTGCATTTAAATCAACTGCTGCTCAACGCCTTACCCAGCGCCAACTTAATAAGACACACAACTACACTACTAGTGACATTGCACGTATGATAGATACAGATGAAGTGTTTGCATTAGAGTTAGGTGAAGGTGCTAAAAGTACTAAGTATTGGACGCAATCCAATGATCCTACTAAGCCGACAGTAGCTAAGATATTCTATAAGAACCCAGTAGATGCTAGTGAGGGTGGAGCTGAAGCACTGGCTGACTCAATTGCGCAGAACACTAAAGTTCTGGAAGTAGTAGATGATAGCATTAATACACTGCTTAAACGCTTAGATGATATGGGAGATGGAATCACTCAGTCTAACTTACTACAGACTGCACCTGAACCTAGCTGGAAGTATGGCGGTAATGGTGACCTACAAGACATTACACGTAATACTCAGATAACTGGTGTACTCCGTACCTTTGCACCTGAGTATGGTAGTGGCTTAAGCAAGGCACAATCTATTGCCAAGTTCAATGAGCTTACTACACTGAAGGGGCATGAGTTAATACAGACAGCTATTGCTGGTGCAGCTACACGTGTACAAGCTAACCCTTCCAGTATCATGGAGTTGAATGCACTAGATAGTAAGTTACGTCAGCGCTTCTACAAGTTTTCACCTGTACTGCCTGATGGACAAGCTCAAGCTAGTTACATGCAAGGGCTAATTAAATCTACTGATGAAGAGCAGATAGCTATCTCACTTAAAAATATTGAGAAGTTAACAGGATCAGCTACAGGTAATAAGTTGTTTGACTTGCTTAGTACTGAGAACTCTTTATGGAGTAGAGAAGTTAGCGAACTGGTAGCTAAGATAGTAAACCAGAAGCGCTTCATTCCTAGTAATTTAACTAAGCTAGGTACAATGCTTGATGAGCAGGTAACTTCTATTCAGAGTCCTGATGTTGCCAGTTTCTGGAGAGCTAAGGTAAGTGCTAATGCTCTGATTGTAGAAGCTAAGCAAGTAGCTGCATCTGCTCGCGGAATCTCTAGTAACTTAAGTGCAGATGTACTGTACCCTGGTGGGCTAGATGCTAGGAAGTACAAGCATCGGTTCTATGTAGAGCCTGTTAATAATGAAGTATGGTCACACAACCAGAAAGGTATTATAGGTGCTAATACCTCACAAGAGTTAGCACAGAAGGAAGCTCAGGTACGTGCACAGTTCGGAGACAGCATTAACATTCGTACCAAGGAAGATATGGAAGCTGGGTTCAAGGAGCGCGGGGAGTATATAGAAGAGTTCTCACTCAATGAGTACCAGTCTAATGCAGACCTTACACGTAAAGGTGTTAATTGGGATGTAGCGCCTGAAGCTAATGCTAACCTAGTACAGCACTATGTAGATTCTATGGCACGTGAATGGAAAGGTACTGTGGATAACCTTACTGAGCTTAAGTACGGTGAAGAGTTCGCAGCACTAGATCAAATGGATGGAGTTTCACAGACGTATGGTACACTGGGTGCAGGTAAGCAGCAGCCTATTACTACCCCATTCCGTGAAACTAAGAACATTATGCTGAACCGTACATCTAAGGAGACTGGTAACTCATGGAGAGATGGACAGCAGGCGATTGATAAAACTATTACTGCTATCTTCCAAGGGTTAGGGTCAGCGTTTAGCTCTGCAAGTCGTACAGGTAACTACGAAGAGATGAGTAAGTACATGGATCACTATGGCTTACCTAAAGTATATGAAGGGCAGACAGGTAACATGCTACGTACATCTCCTAACATGACAGACCAGAAGCTTAGAAGTATAGTACCTAAGGCTAATGGCATAGCTGCTACAATGATGCTACGCTTGGATTACATACAGCCTATGATCAATGCTATGAGTATGCCTATAATGTCAGTACCTGAGATGAATGCTCTGATGAAATCTATTCCTGCAATTAAGGCACAGCAGGTAGCTAAAGGGTTACATGTTACAGTACCTGATACAGCGTTTGGAATGGGCAGTAATATTAAGTTGCAGATGCAAGCAGTTAAAGATTACTTCGGGGAAAGTGGTAAGGCATTACTTAAGTCTTACCGTGACCAAGGTATCATAACTAACGTAGTTCGTGAGATGCGTCAAGTAGTAGATGATATCACTCTTGATGTAACACAAGATGCTGACACTATGATTGCACAGTTAGCTAAAGGCGGTAAGAAGATGGTTAACATTGCTGCTAGTCCTGCTGACTGGATGGAGGACTTTGTTAAGTTTGTAGCAGCTAGACAGGCTGACTTAGTAATGGATGCTGCTGGTATTACTGACCAGTCACTCCGTGCTAGTACACTGCGTACCTATACTACCAGAGTACACGGTAACTATGTTAGTGCCCAACGTCCTACTATCTTCCAAGGCTTTGCAGGTCAAGCTATAGGATTATTCCAGACCTATCAGTTTAACTTAATACAGTCTCTACTGGGTAAGGTAGGTAATAAGGATGCTGTAGGTGTGGCGTCTATGATGGGTATACAAGCTGGCATGTTCGGTGTGCAATCAGTGCCAGGGTTCAAAGCACTGAACGACCATATATCTCTTAACTCACAAGATGGTAATGACTTCTACACAGGTATTACTACTGCTACAGGAAAGAACCACAGTGAGTGGATACTGTATGGACTTGCTAGTAACTTCACTAAGCCACTGTTCGGTGAAGGGCTGGAGTTGTATACTAGAGGTGACTTGAATCCACGTACTCCTTTCTTGATCCCTACTAGTATTGATGAAGTACCAGCGTGGTCACTGGCATCTAAGTTTGTAGGTAACATCTTCAATGCTGCTAGTGACTTGAGTCAAGGTGTAAATGCTGGGCAGGTAATGGCAGATAGCTTGGCACATAATGGAGTTAATAGACCTCTGGCGGGAGTAGGTGCAATCATGGCAGGCTCACGTACTACAGGTAACGGCTCGTTAATTACTGACCTAAGTGACATCAGCTGGTTCGCTAAGGCTGCAAGGGTATTAGGTACTAAGACTTTAGACGAGTCTATTGCAGTACAGAGTTTCTATCGTACACAAGGCTTTGATAGCTTACGTACTGATAAAATCACTGACCTAGGTAGAGGCGCTAAACGTATGATACAGTCAGGTAACTATGATAAAGATACCTATATGAATTTCATGGACAGCTATACTACTAGTGGAGGTAAGCCTGAAAAGTTCAACCAGTGGTTACATACTCAATCACTAGGTGCTACAGAATCTACCATACAACAGCTGTATGAAAGTAATGATAGTGCTAGTGGTAGATATCTACAGAAGATAATGGGTAACGATGTGGGTAACTACATAGATGGTAACTTATAATTCTACTATAAGCTAGACGTAAAAAATCCACCATCCGATTAAGGGTAGGTGGATTTTTTTTT